ATCACCGTTATTTACGTATATGTCAATTACAATTCTATCTGTAATAAGTAATGCTGCCGATGTTACGATAGCATTCATTTTAGTTTCAACAGGAGTTGTATTATTAGTATCCCAACCTATTTGTACATCATCTGATGTAAATAATAATGTTTTACCTCCACCTGTAGAGTTTACTTTAGATACTGTAAAATATGATGATACGTTATCGTTCTGAGTATTTTTAGTAAAATACAAATATGCGTGCCATATACCATTTGGTATTACTGTAACCCCTGGATAATCAGCTACTGTAACAAATGATGAATTTACCTGAACATTTTGTTGGTTAGCAGTAAGTGTTACAACATCAGTATATTCGGGAGCCGTTGTTGTTAATTGACCTAACTCTACATCACCCGAGATATCACTATTAACTGAAGCATTAAAGAATAAATTAACACCACCTGATAATGCATCTTGTCCGCTAGTTCCTGAAGAACCTGCGGTTCCTGAAGTACCTGATGAACCATTTGTACCAGTTGTGCCTGAAGATCCTGAAGTTCCTGATGAACCTGATGTACCTGATGAACCTGAGGTTCCTGAAGTTCCGCTTGAACCGTCTGTACCTGTAGTACCAGATGAGCCTGAAGTTCCGCTTGAACCGTCTGTACCATTTGTACCAGAAGAACCGTCTGTACCAGTAGTACCTGAAGAACCACTTGTTCCTGATGAACCATCTATACCACTTGTACCATCTGTACCTGTAGTACCAGATGAGCCTGAAGTACCAGATGAACCGTCTGTACCAGTTGTACCAGAAGAACCATCTGTACCTGTAGTACCAGATGAGCCTGAAGTACCGCTTGAACCGTCTGTACCAGTAGTACCTGAAGATCCTGAAGTTCCTGATGAACCATCTACACCACTTGTACCGTCTGTACCCGTTGTACCTGAAGAGCCACTTGTACCAGAAGAACCGTCTGTACCTGTTGTACCTGAACTTCCTGAAGTGCCGCTTGAACCATCTGTACCTGTTGTACCACTTGAACCATCAGTACCTGAAGTACCACTTGAACCGTCTGTACCGCTAATTCCTGAGGTACCATCTGTACCAGTTGTACCTGAAGAACCTGAAGTTCCGCTTGAACCATCTGTACCAGTTGTACCAGAAGAACCTGAAGTGCCGGATGAACCGTTTGTACCTGTTGTACCTGAACTTCCTGATGTGCCTGATGAACCGTCTGTACCCGAAATACCTGAAGTACCGTCTGTACCGTCTATTCCTGAAGTACCAGAGGTTCCGTTTGAACCATCTGTGCCTGAGGTACCATCGGTTCCATCAATTCCTGAAGTGCCATCAGTACCTGAGATACCTGAGGTACCGTTTGAACCATTTGTGCCAGAAGTACCGTTTGTACCATCTATACCGCTTGTACCGTCTGTGCCTGAAATACCTGAAGTGCCGTCTGTACCGTCTATACCTGAAGTACCAGAAGTTCCGTTTGAACCACTTGTACCTGAAGTACCATTTGTTCCGTCTATACCAGATGTACCATCAGTACCTGAAGTACCATCTGAACCGTTTGTGCCTGAAGTACCATCTGTGCCTGAAATACCTGAAGTACCATCGGTACCGTCTATACCTGAAGTACCAGAAGTTCCGTTTGAACCATTTGTACCTGAAGTACCGTTTGTACCGTTTATACCGCTTGTACCGTCTGTACCAGAGATACCTGAAGTACCATCTGTACCGTCTATACCACTTGTACCGTCAGTACCTGAAATTCCAGAAGTTCCATCCGTACCACTAATTCCTGAAGTGCCGTCTGTACCATCAGCACCTGAAGTTCCTGAAGTACCGTCTTCGCCTGAAGTACCGTTTGTTCCATCTATACCACTTGTACCGTCTGTACCTGAGATACCTGAAGTACCATTTGAACCGTTTGTACCTGAGGTACCATTAGTACCATCTATACCTGAAGTACCGTCAGTACCAGAAATTCCAGAAGTTCCATCAGTACCATCTATACCTGAAGTTCCTGAAGTACCGTCTTCACCTGAAGTGCCGTTTGTTCCGTTTATACCACTTGTACCATTAGTACCAGAGACTCCTGAAGTACCATCTGTACCGGAAACTCCAGAAGTACCATTAGTACCACTAATTCCTGAAGTACCGTCAGTACCAGAAATTCCAGAAGTACCATCTGTACCGTCTATACCTGAAGTACCGTCTGTACCGTCTATACCGCTTGTACCGTCAGTTCCTGAAATACCTGAAGTACCGTCTGTACCTGAATTTCCTGAAGTACCGTTTGTACCTGAAACACCTGAGGTACCGTCTGTACCGGAATTTCCTGAAGTACCGTCTGTACCATTTATGCCTGAAGTTCCATCAGTACCATCTATACCTGAAGTACCGTTTGTTCCGTCTATACCGCTTGTACCGTTTGTACCTGAAACTCCAGAAGTTCCATTTGTACCTGAAGTACCATCGGTGCCATCTATACCTGAAGTACCGTCTGTACCTGAAATACCTGAAGTACCATCTGTACCATCTACTCCACTTGTACCTGAAGTTCCATCTTCGCCTGAAGTACCGTTTGTACCATTTATACCGCTTGTACCGTTTGTGCCTGAAACTCCTGAAGTACCGTCTGTACCTGAAACACCTGAGGTACCGTCTGTACCATCAATTCCAGAAGTGCCGTCTGTACCAGAGTTTCCTGAAGTACCGTTTGTACCATTTACACCACTCGTACCTGAAGTACCGTTTTCGCCTGAAGTACCATCTGTACCATTTATACCGCTTGTACCGTTTGTACCAGAGATTCCTGAAGTACCGTCTGTGCCTGAAATGCCAGAGGTACCATTTCCTGATGTTCCTGAAGTACCTTGTTCTCCTACAAGGCAAAGCGTAACACCAATAACTGTTTTAAAATTAACACTTGAGCAAAATGTAATAACTGCAACTAAAGCACCCGTAGAAGGATCATAAGAGGTTACTAACATATATTGTATAACACCCTCGGGTGCATATACACTTAAAGTTTGCCCAGCTCCCCAAGCCATACCTGCATAAGAAGGCCCATTGTATGTTGCCCCTACTGCTTGGAAGTAATAATCCCCCGCTAAGAGTGGGGTACAAATTACAGCGGATGTTCCGCTAGTTCCTGATGAACCTGAAGTACCGTTTGTTCCGTCTATACCTGAAGTGCCATCGGTACCATTAATTCCACTTGTACCCGAAGTTCCGTCTTCTCCAGAAGTACCATCGGTACCATTAATTCCACTTGTTCCTGAAGTGCCGTCTCCTGAAGTACCACTTGTACCGTTTTCGCCTGAGGTGCCATCTGTACCTGAGATTCCTGAAGTACCGTTTGTACCATTTACACCAGAAGTACCATCTGTACCATTAATTCCTGAGGTACCATTTGTACCACTAATTCCTGAAGTACCATCTGTACCGTCAATGCCCGAAGTTCCAGAAGTACCATCTCCAGAAGTACCGCTTGTACCGTCTTCACCTGAAGTACCGTCTGTACCGCTAATTCCAGAAGTACCGTCTGTACCATCTACGCCTGAAGTACCTGAAGTTCCGGCACCTGAAGTACCAGATGTTCCGTCTTCACCTGAAGTTCCAGAAGTACCATCTGCACCGTCTGTACCTGAAGTTCCATTAATACCTGAAGTGCCTGAAGTACCATCTCCTGAAGTTCCAGAAGTACCATCTTCGCCTGAAGTGCCATCTGTACCAGAAATTCCTGAGGTGCCGTCTGTACCATCTATACCTGAAGTACCAGAAGTACCTTCGCCAGAAGTACCTGAAGTGCCATCTAAACCGTCTGTACCAGAGGTACCATTAATTCCGCTTGTTCCTGAAGTGCCATCGCCTGAAGTACCTGATGTTCCGTCTTCGCCTGAAGTGCCATCTGTACCAGAAATTCCTGAAGTACCATCAGTACCTGAAGTACCTTCTGCTCCACTTGTGCCTGAAGTTCCAGCACCTGAAGTGCCTGAAGTACCATCTACACCGTCTGTACCTGAAGTACCTTCAACTCCGCTTGTACCTGAAGTTCCAACACCTGAAGTACCTGAAGTTCCAGCACCAGAAGTGCCTGAAGTACCATCTTCACCGCTTGTACCATCAGTACCAGAAGTACCTTCTGCTCCGCTTGTGCCTGAAGTACCAGCACCTGAGGTACCGCTTGTACCTGCTTCACCTGAAGTTCCTGATGTCCCGTCTTCGCCTGAAGTTCCAGAAGTGCCTGCTCCTGAAGTACCTGAAGTGCCATCTCCTGAAGTACCGTCTGTACCTGAAATTCCTGAGGTACCGTCTGTACCATCTGCTCCTGAAGTGCCTGAAGTACCAGCACCTGAGGTACCAGAAGTTCCAGCACCTGAAGTACCAGAGGTTCCAATACCTGAAGTTCCTGAAGTTCCATCTCCTGAGGTACCGCTTGTACCTTCTCCTGAAGTACCGGATGTTCCATCTCCAGATGTACCGTCTGTACCTGAATTTCCTGAAGTACCGTTTGTACCATTTACACCACTTGTACCGGAAGTACCAACTGCTCCTGATGTTCCACTCGTTCCGACATCACCTGAAGTACCCGATGTACCTACGCTTGAAGTGCCAGAAGTTCCGGCACCTGAAGTACCGGATGTACCTACGATTGAAGTGCCGGATGTTCCATCTTCACCTGAAGTTCCTGAAGTGCCTGTACCTCCACCTCCGCCAGTAATAGTAACTAATACTCCATCAGATCCTGAAGCAGTTACTACAACTCCTGAGCCTGTAAAGTTAATATTGTCAACATCTCCTCTTACAAGAGAACCAGTATAATATATATTTGGTTGAAGTGCTAAATTAGAGGGATGGTTTGGTAATAAAATAGCAGAATTTTCTGTAACTTTAATATAAACTGGATAAGGATTTATCTCAGGTTTAGTATTAGTTAAGAAATTAGTAGCTGCTGAGCTTGTAAAATAAAGAACTTCACCTCTTGTACCTGGAAGAACAGGTAAGTTTTCGACTATTTTTGCAATAGGTCGAACATACATGTTTCCGGTTTCAGGTGTATCTTTTTCTTGAACTATACCAAATAATCTTTCGAAGTCATTACCCGTACTTGCAGTATAAAACTCTCCTGAGCTACTTAGGTAAACAAAAGATCCGGTTTGGATGTTTGTATAAGCTGCAGATAAATTATCTATAGCAAAGTATTTTTGTCTATAGTCACGGGCCCTAAAACGACCTTGGATATCATCAATCCAATAACTATTTATACCAAATCCTGAGGCAATATTAGAAATGCCTGCTAAAATTGGTTGACCTTCTTCATCTAATTCAAAGAAAAAACCTAATTGGTTTTCTACAGGAGCATTATTACCATCCTGGCTAGGAGCTATATTTAAAACAAAAAGATCTTGATCTTCTATAACAATACTAGCACTTGTTGATGATACAACACTAACACCAATAACTTTATACAATTGGCCTGAAGGAAGGCCATAATACATGTTTGTATTAATATTATTAGCATCCCATTGGAGTGGGTTTGGTGAACTATTAGGATCAGATGTAAACTCTGGGATTACGGTTACACTAGCTGAAAATATATAAGGGAACCCATCGTAAATGCTGCTAGGGTTATCATAAGTAACAGCAATAGAAGTACTACCAAAATTAATAGAACCTGGTATTACTTTAGGTGGGGTAACTGGATTAGCTGACATTTATATAAGTTACTTTATTTGTAAGGTATTTTTAATTTTAAATAAATAATACCTATTTTTCACTTTCCAAACAGGTTTTGTTATACATATTAAAAAAAATCCCCAAATTGGGGATTTTAAAAAATTTTAAATATGATTTTTTATTAAGCTCCTGGAGTGTAAAGAGCAAATTTAAGTATTAAGAAAACACCTGTTCCTGAAGGATAACCAGCCTGAGCCTGGGTGAGGTTATAGAATGTTAGAGTTTGGAAATTATTACTACCATCTATAGTTTCAAAAACTGTAGTTGTAATAGTTGTTGTTTGGTATGGGTGGCGAGCTAATACATTAGATCCATTAATACCATGCGACATAGGGTTAACTGCAGGATAAGCATTTCTTAATGAAGTTCCTCTTGTAAAAGTTACTGTAGAAGCTGTTGCTGAAACACTCCAACCTGCAGATTGTAAAGTTGCAAAGCTTTCGTTATTAGGACCTGCGGCAGATGCTACTGGATTAGCGGTATCAATAGCACCACTGTTAATATTAACAAAGAAAGTATACATAGCAGGAACTCCTACAGCACCTCCACCAGCACCCGAAGTACCTGAAGTACCAGTTGCACCTGAAGAACCACTTGTTCCATTTGTACCTGAACCACCAGTACCTGAAGTACCAGTAGCACCTGAAGTACCTGATGTACCTACTCCACTTGTACCTGATGATCCTGAAGTACCATCTGTACCTAAAGTACCTGAAGTTCCAGATGAACCTGAAGTTCCTGATGAACCTGAAGAACCTGAAGTACCAGTTGTGCCTGAAATACCATCTGTACCTGAAGTACCTGAATTACCGCCTGTACCTGAAGTACCTACAATTGTAGTTGTACCGTCAGTACCTGAAGTACCAGCTGCTCCTGTAGCGCCTGCTGTACCTGAAGTTCCTGATGAACCACTTGAACCATCTGTTCCTGAAGTACCATTTGCTCCTGAAGTGCCTGAAGTGCCAGCAGCACCTGCTGTACCTGAAGTACCCGAAGAGCCTGCTACACCTGCTGTACCTGAAGTACCATTAGCTCCTGAAGTGCCTGAAGTACCAGTAGCACCATTTGTTCCTGAAGTACCATTTGCTCCTGAAGTGCCTGAAGTACCTGATAAACCTTGAGTACCTGAAGTACCATCTGTACCAGATTGTCCTGAGCCTGTTCCTGAAGTACCTGATGAGCCTGAAACACCATTAGTTCCTGAAGTGCCATCTTCACCTGCTGTACCTGATGTACCTGATGAACCATTAGCACCTGAAGTACCTGAGGAGCCATTAGCTCCCGCTGTACCTGAAGTGCCTGCAGTACCTGAACCTGCGGTTCCTGAGGTACCTGATGAACCTGAACCACCACCTGAAGTGCCTCCTGTATCTACAGGGGCAAATGATCCATCTGAAAATCTGTAGTATAATTTTCCACCATCGGCTTCATTAGAGAAAATAGCAACTACTCCAGGATCTGGAGCAGATATACCTGAGGTTGCAGTAGAGGTAATATTAAATTGAGCCACTTCGAATAAGTTTTATTATAAATATATATTTTTTTTCATAAAATTAATTAGTTATATCGCCTAATTCTAATATACCAGCAATATTAACAGTGCCCTGGTTGACTAAAAGACTTTCAATTCTTAAAAGACCATGCGAAAAAACTAATTGACCTCCTACTACAACACCAATACCTGAATTTATGGTAATGGAACCTAAATTATATACTTCAAACGCATAAGAGTTTTGGTTAGTAGGTACTATTTTGTATTCCCCAGCAAACACTACGCGTGGAAAAGTAGAACCTACTTCTTGAGTAGATTGATATGAGCTAACAGCTACATTATCTAAAAATCTAATATTACTCATTCTTCAGAATTTATACGTCTAAGTGGGTTCAAAACATCAATAGGCAGACGATTTCTACCGTCAGGCGCAATTTGGGGGTTGTCCATAAATATTTGAGGATCTAGGTTAGTTTGATACCTTTCCATACTTGTTTGGACTGTTTCAAGTGAGAATATAACTTTAGATTTTTCGTTGTATTTTTTAATAGAATTTAAATCTTTTTGTACTATATCTGGAATAATATAACCATGTAAAGTTATATTAAATGTGCTTCTTACTGAACGTTGTTCTGTATCAAATATTTCATTTACTGTCTGAAAGTTATCAATCATTGCTTTAAATTGATAACGTTGAGGATTACCCCAATATGCATCAGAAGCATAGTTACAAGCTTCTACAATTTTATTTAGTTGATCTATGTAATAAGTTTGTATAATTACACTATATTCTACAGTAACATAATCAGGAACAACGTTAGCTATAAATTGTTTAGTAGGAATTCTATTATTTAAAGCTGCAAAATTTGAATAAAAGTTTTTTGGATTATATTGCTTTTGCCAAGAAGTATATAAATGAGGAAAATTAGCATCTAATTTATTAGCAATACTTCTATTTTTAGCAATAGAATTTCTTTTGAACATTATAAGGGGCATCATAATTGCTCCATATAAATCCTTATAATATCCATCTTTTTGTACTGATTTCCATTTTTCAGGAGCACCATATATTATTGGTACTTCAATCCTTTGACCATTTTGTAATACATAGGGTTGAATTACATTCTGAAAGTAATACATTACGGCTTGGTCAATATCCTCTAAACCTACAGTAAAGGGTTTATAAGTGTCTCCTTTAAGAGACATTTGTTCAGAACGATTAAAAGGAATACCAGATTGATTAAAATCTGGAAATTCACTATATTGACTTGGCTGATTAGGATTCCCTACCGTAGGATCACTAGGTACAAATAAGTCAGCACTAATCTGCTTTTGAGACTTAGGAATGGGTTTTCTATATTCAGCCATTAAAATCGTTCTAAAATTATCTGTACCATATCAGCAGGTACATAGTGAGTTTCACAAATTACAGAAACGTTATAACCAAATTGAGATAAATCAGTTTCTGGAAGTGGATTGATATTTAATGGAGATGCTGGGTAGTTATTACCTAAGCTATCATCAAATGGATAAGCTGGGTCTTTACCTACGAAGAATTGAGTTCCATTAACGTGGTCAACTTCAAAGTATCCATTTTGATACATAATAATATCACCTACTTGAGGTACAACATTAGCACCGTATGGGCTTTCAATTGAAGCTGAGTATAAATCGTCTGCTAGGAATCTAAAGGTAGGTTTCCAACTAAAGTCTACACCTAAATCACTTACAGGAGAATCTTGATTTGGAGTTTCAATTAAACAGTATAGAAGAATAGGTCTGTTATAATACTTTTGTTTAGAAGCCTCACCATACATGTTTACAGGAGTTTCATCTAAATTAAATTTATATAAGACACATTCTTGAGAAATAATGTTATGCATCAACTCTCGGTTGACGTATCTAAACATTGAAATATCTCTAGCTTGCCCGAATAGTGCCATTACCCAATAAAGATTACCATTGGCACATTACTAATTTCACTTACTCTAGCTACAGATTCAGCTGCTCTTCTTTCAAGTAAGGATTGACGAGAAGTTTGATCAAAATAATCTCTTAATTTTTCAATTAAAGCATTCTTAGTTTCAGTAGCAGAAGCAAGTAAATCTTGTTGATTCATTGTTACTTCAGCACCTGGGATAGGTACAGTAGAGTATTTACCTCTTACGTAACCTAACATTTCTTTTACTAAAGCTAATGTATATTCAAATATCCAAGCTCTACCTACTGAGTTAATTTCAGAATAGATTGGGTTATTATATGGATATTGAGATACGTTAGAAATAAGTCCACTACCAGATTGTAAAGAATCAGAATATACTTCATCTACGATAGTATATTGAAACCAAAGTTTTTCTGGGTTACCATCAGCACCGGTTCCAGGGATAGGGAATATACGAAGATGGTTATTGATTAATTCAAAAGTATAGTTATTGAATAAGATATCATTAGCTAATTCAGTAGCTTGAATTGCTTGTACGTTATAGCTTAAAGGACTAATTAAATAGTTGTTATAGATACCATATCCGGCTACACCACCTAATCCAGCAAACCAACCACCAGCTGCGGCTCCTAATCCCATACCACCTGCTGCAAAATATTGAGCTGCTGCTGGGATTCCTTGATAGAAGATATTTTTAACTTCTAATTGGCTACCACTAATACCTAATGATTGAGATGCCCAAACATTTAAATCATAATCTTGAACACTAGCTGTTAATTCAAGAGCACCACTATACCAAGTAACGTTGCCACCTACTCCAGCTTGCTCACCATATTGTTCAGATAAACGAACAATATTTTGGAAATTAGGAGTAACTAAAGTATTAGAAAAGTTTTGACCAGAAAAATAAGAATTTTGAGAGCCTTCCATAGAAAGGTAATCTTCTCTCTGTTTGAAAGCGTATAATTCGTTTCCGTAAACTGTTACAGCTTCTTCAAAAGCAGTCCAAAATTGGATATCTTGTAATTCTATATTTTCAATAGGCCATCCTAATCTACGAGCACAAAACGTAGTTACTTTATCAGCATCTGATTTAAAATCAACATCATTATTATAAAAACCAAAAGCTGTTGGGGGTGGTAATGAAGCAGTAGCAGCCGCAGACGCAGAATACGCTGTAAAGTTAGAGGTACCGTCGTATATAGGAATATTAGCCATGCTTTTTTGTTATAAATATGTAAAAGTTTATTTACTTTTACCTGATGTGCCTAAAGATACACCTTGTAAAGATGCTTCCTCATAGTAGTTGATTAAATCCTCTACAATTGGGTTACGGTGGTTAGTTTTTAAAGAAATTGCTTCTAAATTTTTAATTTTTTTAGCAGCTGTGTATAAAAATCTAAAACCAGAATCGCGTTTAGATTTTAAATCTACTTGATTATCATCTCCACAGACAATCATTTTTGAACGTAAACCTAAACGAGTAACAATCATTTCCATTTGCTCGTGTGTTACGTTTTGTGCCTCGTCTACAATTACTACTGAATCTAGGAATGTTCTACCTCGCATAAATGATACAGGAACAATTTCAATTTGACCACTTTGTATGAGTTGCTCTATTTTCATTTTATCATAAAGCGAATACATATTTTGGTATATAGGTTGCACCCACGGGTCCATTTTTTCGCGTAAATCACCGGGTAAGAAGCCAATTTCTTCTTTACTCACCGTAGGACGTGTAATTATTATTTTATCGCACTCTTTCATGAATAATTTTTCAAGTGCTATTTGGCAAGCTAACATTGTCTTACCTGAACCAGCAGCTCCTGCTAGTAACGTGACTGTATTTTGTAATATTTTGGCTTTTGCTTCTTTTTGTTCTTGATTTAGTTCTATTTTAAATTTAATTGGATTTTTTGGTTTACGTTTCTCTTGAAAGATAACGTCATCATGATGATTAGAACTCATGTGATTAAAAATAAATTATACAAAGTACGTTTGCACCCAAATGTGCATGTATACATATAAAAAAAGAGCCCCGCTTTCGCGGGGCTCCATATTTTAATCTAAAAACTTAGATTAAAGAGAGTTCAAACCAGATACGTAGATCTTACCGTAGTACTCAGGGCGTAACATCTTCTTCGCGTAGCGAGTCATTAAGCCTTTTCTAGGTACGAATGTTTCTGGATCGTAGATCAATGGAGTCATGATCAACGGAATGTATGGAGCGAATACAGCACCAGTCTCAAGGAATTGAGAACCTCTGTAACCCATAAGGATGGTATTTTCAACCATGTAAGGGTTTTTGTATACAGTGTAACGGTTGTTCAATTGACCTGCTTTCTGGATACCGAATGCGTATTCCATCTTAGAAGCATCACCATCTGTGTTAGCAGCGAATCCTGGGATTGACTCGAGGATAGTTGCTACAGTTGGAGAACATACTAAGAAGTTAGCACCTCCACGAAGAGTTAACTGGTGGATTCTGTTAGAAAGTTTCTGCATCTTAGTACCAAGAGTTTGGAACCATTGGCCTTGAGTGTTGAAGAAACCAGATGAAGAAGCTGTCATTGTTGTACCATTGTAAACAATGTTGTTGTTAGCTGACCAGTACTCAGTACCAGCTGAAGCGTCTTGGATCAACATCGCAAGGATTTCAGAATCGATTTCCAATGAAATGTGCTCAGACATGATGTTTGTAACCTCGGCTTCAGCGTCAAGAGCTTGGTAAGCATTCAAGTCTTGAGCGAATTCAGGTGTCCAAACAGCCTTTAACTTACGAGTTTTAGCTACAATAGCAAGTGATCTCATTTGAATGTTGATCTCAGGAATAGCAGCTGTGTTTTCGAAGTCACCAGCGTTGTTTTGAGTTGGTTGAGCAAAGTAGAATAACAATCCGTCAGCACCACTTGCGATATTACCAGCTGAAGATGAAACGTACATTTCAACTCCACCAGTTGAAGTATTAGTGTTGTAGGCGTTAACCTGGTTAACTACGTCAGTTGTTCCAGAAATCATGAAAGAGAAACCTCTAACTGCTTCTAAGTCAACTGTCATTGTACCGTTACCGTCTGGAGTAGATGGAACTGGTAAAGCACCACTAGCGATAGAGATTTTGATGATTTGACCAGCAGCTGCAGAAGCTGAAAGATCAGAATCAAAGCCTACGTCCTTCCAAGAAGCTGAAGCAGCAGTAAAGGTTACAGACTCGTCACTTTGAGTAAAGATAGAGTAAGCAAATCTACCAGGACCGTAGAAACCACCAGAAGTGTTAGTAGTTGCGAATGGGTACTGAGTGCTATTCTGTTGACCGTATACTGATTGACCAGCAACATATTGGTTAGGGTTTGAACCAACGATGTTATCCTTAGTTGAACCGTATTGGAAATCTAAGTAGAATACAAGACCTGAAGGTAAGTTCATCGGCTGTACAGAAACGAATTCTTTAGCAGCGATTTGACCAAATACCTTACGAACCAATGGAAGAGCGATTCCTGCCCAGTTGTTACCAGTACCTGGAGTGAATGAAGCAGTACCACCATCTATTTGAGAAGTCTCAACAACTAATTGCTTAGCTTGGTTCTCAAGAATTAAAGACATGTTGTTCTTCTCGACCTCAGACTTAAGGCCTTCAAGTAAACCTGTCTTCTCCCACTTAGCAGCTAATTTAGCCGCGTCTGACTGCATGTTTTTCCAACCTTGACCAGCAGACTCTAAAAGAGATTGAATTTGTGACATTTTAAATATCGGTTTTTGTTTATTTAATAATACCAGCTAATTTTTGCCATCTAGCAACTTGTGAATCAACTTCAACAATTTGCTGTTTTGGTGCTACGCCTGCTGGTTTTGAAGCGCGGCTAAGGTTTTCTTTAATAGGAGCTTTTTCTTTAATACCCTCACTTAAAGTTTCGTATACGAGTTTTACTTCGCTTACAGTAGCAGCCTTATCGAATGCTTCTAATACTTTAACTTTTTGTGATTCTACTAAGTTTTTAGCTCTAAAGATTTTGTTGGTGTAAAGAAGTTTAGCGTTAAGGAGATTAACTTCGTGAAGTTCAGCTTTCAATTCATCAAGCTTGTCCTTCATTTCTTCCATCTCATCATAAGCTTCATCCATTTTGTCTTCAGCTTCGCCTACAGAAGAAGTTTTACCAGATCCTGATTTTTTCATACCACCAGTAGCGCCTGAAGCGGCCATAGCTAAGAAATCCTTAAGGGACATCTTTTTACCATCTACTGTAATAAGTTTACCAAGTACTTCTGGGTCGTTGTAAACTGCTTTGAGTTTATCTAATACGTTTTCTTCCATTTTTTCTTCTTCACCTTCCATGATTTCTTCTGTTTCATCTTCGATGTCGAGTTCTTCTTCGTCTTCGCCTTCCATGTCTTCCATGTCTTCCTCAGCTTCAAATTCCTCTCCAGCTTCTAATTCGCCAGTGCTAACCATGTCTTTGATCACGTCCTCAATGAACATTTTTAATTCATCTTCAGTCATTTCTTCAAGGTCGATTTCCTCTTCCTCTCCACCTTCTTCTTCGCTTTCTTCTTCAGAGTCAATTTCCATTTCCTCTTCTTCTTCAGCTTCGTTTAGGCTTTCTTCCATTTCTTTAGAATCCTCTTCTTCATTAAGTTCGGCAAGAAGCTCTTCAAGATCCATTTCATCAACGTTTTTGCCAGCTACGTTACCGTGCTCGCCTGGTTCGTCTGGGAAACGGGTAAGATTGATATCATCTCCCTCCTTGACTTTCTTCTTGTAGTCTTCTACTCCTTCTTCTTCGGCAGTGTCTTTTTTATCACCACGTTTAGAAGCAGGAACATCGCCTTTGTTGCCACCGTACTTTTGTCTTTCATCTAATTCTTCTTCTTCAACTTCCATTTCTTCTAATTTCTTAGCGAACATGGCTTGAAGTTGAGGATTAAATGCTTCCTCGAGTGCGGCTTTAGCATTTGCAATAGCAGTTTCTTTAAGTGCTTTTGCGTCAGCGATTGCTTCTTTAAGCAAGTCTCTGTTTGCCATACCTCAAAATTTAGTTTGCGGAATACGATTATTATAAAATCGCAATAATAGTTATACTTTAACTTAGATGCTATATAATAGATAGCATATTATGTGCTTATACATATATAGAGATATTTTAAAGTCGCATTTAAGGAAAAAAATGGCCTCTCTTTCGAGAGGCCAGCCCAAGGTAGCGTCCGAGGGAAAATTTATATTATAGGGCAAGTCCCGTTTGCACACAAAATTTCGGTTACAATCGAATTTACTCTATTATAAGGATTGATAATATTATTTTCTTTACCTTCTCTTACTAAGTGCATATATGAGCCTGGGTTAGAAGGAGTTGAAACGAAGTCCCAACAAAGCAATTCAAAGTCGTCTTGTACTTCCATGATGTCTCCTCTTGATTTAAGAGAACCCATTCCACGTGAAGAAACACCCACTTGAACGTTATTATCAATAAGTGCTTTAAGAATGTTACCAGATGCTGTAGGTAGAATTTCTATTTTACCTACCACGTGATCTCCATCCCACCACATATCTCTAATAATATGGCAAACATTTTTTAAATTGATAATAGAAGAATCTGGGTGGTCAAGTTCACCGGTTGCTCGGTTTTCCTTAACAATATCCATGTATTTATCGATTTCTCTTTCCCATAACTCTTTAGCATAGTATCTACCATTACCATTCTTAACTTCAGCTGTAGCTAAGATACCCTCAACAATAGGATTACCTGCTAAAGACTTAGAGCCTTCAGTTAATTGAACAGGATTAACCTTGAAGAGTTGGGTTTCTACTAGTACTTGTTTCATATTAGATTTCGATATCTTGAGACATTTCATCAATCGCTGTCTCGTCTACTACTTCTTTCTTCTTAGAATTAGTCATTTTTTCGTAAATCTTTTCGTATTTACCTTTAACTTTTTCTAATTCTTTAATTTCTCTTTCAATTTCTTTAATACGAGATGGGTTAATAAACTCAGCAAGGGCTTCATTTTCCTTTACCATGTTTAATTTACCTTCTCTAGCCATGATTTCTTCATCAACAGCATTCATTTTAGCTTCTAAAGCAGCAATATTACCTGCTTCTTCAATTTCTTTAACACGTGTAGCTAAATCTACTTCTTTTTGAAGTTTTTTCTTTTCAGCTTTTTCACCTTTTTCGTATTCGTATCTTTCGTCACCTCCGACATACTTTTCTTCTTGGTCTTCTGCTTCCTTAAATTCGTAATTATAGTTTTCTGAAAGAAGATCTGTTAATTTAATCATGTTTTCTTTTACTGTTGATTTAGGTAAATCACCATAACCACTGGCTTTGTATTTGCCCTTGGCTTCTTTAGGAGTACCTAAACCAGGATGTTCAGTTGAATAACCTATTCCCTTAATACCAAAAGCTTGGTTAGTTGTGTAGTAAGTAATATCTTTAGCTAAATTTTTAGCTACGATTTCTTTTAATTCGTCTACAGTCTTATCAACGTTTTTAGGATCTTTCATTTCAGCGTAGTAGCCTTCTAAAAATTCTTCACCGTAAACGTTATCAATCATTCTTGGGTTTTTATAGTCGTAACCTCTAGTTTCCATGTCAGTTACTTCTTTTGTAGGCTTTTTTTCTTCAGCTTTAGCTTCACCTAAAAAACTATTAAACTTAGCAAATGGATCAACTGTTACTACTTTACCACTAGTGATAGTACCCTCAGATAGGATTTGCTTTTGTTTTAAAATAGTTACAGTTGTCTCGTATGGTGTTACATTGCTAATGTAATTTGGAAATAGTCTACGAGCTGATTTCATAAACATATCCTTATGACCCTTACCTTCTTTTAGTAAATTGTATTGTTCTTGTAGGGTTTTCATTATTTATCGGGGTTTAATAAAGTTTCTATATCGTCTAAACTTTTTTTAATCAAATCAGTTCCATACACTACTGCGTATGAACCTGGGTTTTCGTTGTAATAGGTTATAGTTTCGTCTTTAGCATTGCTAATCATAGGGTAAAGCCTATTTAATTGAGCAGTAACTTCATCAAAAGCTTTAATACGCTCTTGTTGAAAAGCTGCACGTTTTGGATCAGCTTCTTTAAGACTTTGTTTTAGCTTATATCTATATCCCATAACAATAAATATTAAGGTTTTCCCCAGAGGTAATTAGTATCAATAGCTTTAGATTTAGCTGCTAATTTAACTGGGTTAACTTCTTTGTATCCAAAGTTTTTAACATAATAGTTATTTTTTACTCCTTTAGGACCAGCTTTAGGACCAGGACCTAATGTGGCTCCTGGATCAGTTTCGGTAACTGGTTTCATTCCTAGTTTGTAGTAATATTTGTGTTTTGTACCCTTATCTTTTTTATTAGGGTTAAAGGCCGCAGGTACCGCGTAATTGGCTCCAGTACCAGGATTAAAAGTGGCGGTACCACCACTAACAGCTGAGATTTCAAACATACCCTTAATTTTTTGATATTCGGTAGGGTAGTTTTTTCTCATATGAGTTCTAAGAGTATTTCTTAGAAGTCTAAATTGATTATAGATTTCACCAAATTTAGGATCACTGATTATTTCAGGATCTGTAGCAATGGTTCTAAGTGTATCTAAAGCACGGTTAATATCCTTTAAAAGAACTTCAAAATCAGGAACGTACACTACGTCTGATTCAAATTCTTCTTCACCACCTGGGGTAGGTTTAAGAATGAATTTACGTCCTCTAGCTACTTCTTTAATTTTATCAGTTAACTTGTCCATGTGCAGATTTTAATTCTTCTAAAAGTTCGTAATATTGAAGAATGTTTACAATGTTTTCACTTGTAACTTTAGATGTTTTATCTAATTCATGAAGTAAATTTAATACCTCATTCACTTTAATCTGGACAGTTTTATCTGAAATAGTATTATTAAGAGTAACTAATTCGCTTTTTACTTCTTGAATTTTAGAATTATAAAATTCTCTTAATACTGGGGTTGAATCTACTGAGTTAATGTATTCTCTAAGAATTTCTTTTTGGCTAGGGTAAAGATCACTATATTTGCCATTAAATTTTTCCATTAAAATTCTATAGGTAAGCATACGAGTATCTTTGTCGTAAGACTGGAATTCTTTTAAAACGTCTGCTTCAACTTTTTCTTCTGTAATTGGAGTTTTACACAAATGCTCTAAAAGAGTAACTTTATTATTTATAATTTGAACCGTATCTACTATCTCATTAAGATTTTCAATTTCGGTTAATGTATATAAAGCTGCGTAAATCTTATAATTAGGAAGTTTTGCAGTAAAGAACTCGTTTAAATCGTAATGTTTTTTAATTTCGTTAATTAAATTATATTTTTGTCTCTTAAGAGATTTACGATTTAATTTTTTAGAAGTTTCTAATAAAGTACTTAATACAACATTAGCTTTACCTTCATTTAATGAAGTATTCTTAACCAAAGTTTCGTAAAGCTTGTATTCTTTACCTAATTCGCTTTTAACAAAATAAGATTGGATAAGTTTAATAGCAGGGGAATTTTTCCCATTGAGAGTATCGGCAGTTACTTGGCGTACCAACAACTCAAAAAGGATACCAGTATTTTTGTACTTTGAATGTTTAATGTTCATTCCCTAGAATTTATTATAAATATATCAGGATTTATTACTCTTTGATTCTTGATTCATCTAATAGTGATTCCTTACGTTTATCCGAAGCAAACACTAATTCTTTTTGTAAAGATTCCATCAAAGAACGTTTAGTATTTGAAGCACTTTTAGCTTCAGCGATACCTGGACCAGGTTGATCGTCCACTTTATTATCTTTTCTTCCTAATCTATCTCTACCAAATGCATTGTTTTGAGTATTGATATTAGAAGCTTTTTCTTGTGGGCGACCTAATGGAACTTTCTCATCGTAATTATCAGGTACTGAATTTTCTTCATATCTACCTCTACCATACAATGATGCTAGATCATGTGGCGTACCATATGAACGTCCTGTTTCAACTGGGTCATTGCCTTCCTCAGCGATTTGGGTAGTTCTAAAGGAACGTTTTTGGTCTTGAATAACTAAATCTCTGTATTCATCGTATTGGTCTTCGCTTAAGTGGAATATGTTATGATAAATCCAATCAGTTGGGAGCAATTTAGATTCTAAGATTTGATTTGCTAATTCTACTTTTTCTTTCATCAAAGCGATACGTTCTTGATCGTAAATGATAGAAGGAGTAGTTAATGAAAGCTCAAAATTTCCTAATGATTCACCATCATATCCTTGAGCATATAGGTGAACTAGAGCAATTTTATAAAGTTCTGAAAGAAGAATACGTTGGATTCTATCAATGGTTCTACCAAAACGAATATCTTCAGCGGCTAATGTTGCTTTACCACTTAAATCTTTATCGTAACCCATAAATGCTTTAGGTACTTTAAGGGCGGCAAATAGTTTATCTCTTAAGTAAGCTACGTCTTCAATAGCAGCGTATTCTAAACCTTTAGTAGTATCAATACGAGTAGCAGCATCATTACCTCTTACTGGGATGTAGAAATCCTCAAGGATATTCTGCATATTGTATTTTAAGTTGTATTCACCATTTTGAGGATCCATAAACGGAGTACGTTTCATGGTCGAAATGGTTTTCTGCATAAAGTTTTCTACTTCATTAGGTGGAATAGAACCTACGTTAACGTAGAAAATACGTTTTTCTGGGGCGCGAACAATTCTATGGATAAGCATCGCGTCTTCCATCAACACATATTGCTTGTAAAGACGACGAGCTGGTTCTAGATATGAACGACCATAAGGTAAGAAGTTTAGGTCTGCTAGTAATCTAAAGTGAGCTATCTCGTAATTATCAAATGTAAGTACATTACTATTAGTTTGAGAATTAGGAGTATAGTAGTAACCAGAAGATCCACCACCATAGAAACCATCAGGGCTATAGTTAAAGATTACTTTAGATGGATTTTCGGGATCAAAATTTTCTTTACGTTCAATGTGATATGCTGTGTAAGGAATAACGTTGTATACACCAAATTTTTCTGATATTTCTAGTTTAAGGAAGAAATCACCATACTTACACATTTGGCGAGTCCAAGACCAAAGGTTAAACTCAATATTAAGTACATCGTAGAATAAGTTGTAAAGAATTTTTTGAATATCTTCGTCACTACTTCTGATTTGGAGTACCTCGTTTTGGTCATTTTTAAGAGTACATTCATCAGCTATAATGTCAAGAGCAGATGCTACAATAGCATCAGTATCCATAGCATCGTAGTCATTATAAAGATATGTTCTTAGGTACTGATAGTTCATATTGAACTGAGCACCCATAAGAGAAGTAGAAGATGGGTTTTGGTAAATACCCTTAAATCTATTTACTAAAGCGTTTGTTTGGAATTCACCACTTGTTTGAATGTGGTCCGTATCAATTACTTGAAGCTGAGTACCTCCTACATTACGAATTACTACGTCTGTAGAGAATAATCTTTTTAATCTGCTAAATAATCTAGTATCAGCCATATCTTTTGTTATTATTATAAATATATTAGAGTAACCATCTAATACTTTCTTTCTGTCCGTTTACCTCTTGCTCATAAGGATTAGGTACAGAAGAATTGCGGTTATATACCCCACTAAATGTGTTAGTAACTTTAGTTATATTACTTAATGCTGCTCTAGATGAGTCTAAAGCATTTTGTCTAAATTTAAATGAAGTATCTCTCATAAACATAGCGGTAGCAAATGACATAGTCAGGTCATCATTATAACCCTGCTGTGCTTCTGCTCTACCATTTTTCCAAATGAATACTTTCATTTCTTCTAACAATCTTTTTGACTGGATAGTAACTCCTCTGTCACTAATATATTCTTGGAGTTTACCTATAACCATAGGACGAAGTCTTGATGACATAGTAAATCCAGGAACCATTTTTGAGGTATCCATATATTTGTCAAAATACGAATCAGTTAGTGAGGAATCACTCTTACTTGAATAGTATAGGTTAGGATATCCACGATCTATAACAGTTTGTATAGTTGCCCAACCAATAGATGCGTTTTCTATAATTAAAAGCGCTTCATTATATTCTGTAGCTATACCTACTAGTAAATGACCATATTCTTTAGTACCAATTTGACCTCTATATTCGGCTACTTGAGTATTAGTTTCAATATCAATTACGTGAAATGCTGAATAATCTTTACCATCACCCCTAGCTACGTCGGCTACAACCATATAATTTCTAGAGTAATCAGCGGGTTCCCAAACCCATAAATTACCATCAGCCCCTCGTTTTTCAAGAGGCTCTTTAATATAGGTTTTTTCGTAAAATTCAAGATATTCTTGATAAAATACAACGTCACCTGAAGATGCGAAGTCACAGTCACATTCTTGGGCTGCTGCTCTAGGGTCACCTAAAAGTTCGTCTTGTTTTTTTCTCCAAGCCTCATCTCGTTCAGGGTGAACATACCAAGGTAATTTAATAGGTAAAAAGTCATTTTCACCATTTTCTGCTCTAACCCATGTTTGGTGGAACCAGTTACCAGTACCGTAAGGAGTAGATAATATAATAGCACCACCACCAGTTGCTAGGGTTTGTTGTGCAGATGCCCATGTTTCAGCAACGTTTTCAATAAAGGCAGCCTCATCAATTAGTAGAAGAGATACTGCTTCTGAACGTGCTGCGTCACTATTTGACGATTTTGCTTTAATCTGAGATCCATTAGCTAACCTTAAACTCAAACGGTTATTTTCTACCGAATCAATCTTTAACCAAGAAGGTAAGTTATCAAACATAAATCGTACTTTCGTAACCATGTTTTTAGCTGTCTCCTGAGTAGTTGCGAGACACAACACGTTTCGGTCTTTATGGAATAACATTAACCATAAAGCATACCCACCACCTAGAGTTGAAATACCTAGCTGACGGGATTTAAGTACAATTGAGTATGGATTATCTCTCCATAAATGGAGAACTTTCTCTTGGAAAGGGTAAAGGTGAAATGGGATTCTACCTCGTTGTGGGTGTTGAATAAAACAATACTTTTTCATAAAGTGAGCTGGATCTTGAGCACACTTTATGTATTCTTGTTGAATTATTTGTCTTAAATTCGGTTCACTCATAATATTATAACTGGATTACTGTGAACATAGCAACTATACCGCTACCAAATCCTATCAGTGCACCATTCCAAAACTTTGCTTTTTTGGCTTGTTTTAAAGCCTTTATTTCACTTTCTTTTAATTTAATAACTTCACCTAAAGTAGTAATTTCTTGGTCTTTATTTTGAACAAGATTATTTAAATTTAAAACTTCTTCTTGATAAAGTTTTATTTTAGTCTCAGTAGCAAATAATTTTTCTTGACTATATTGAAGTTCAAGTTTACAGTCGTTGTATTTTGTAATAGCATTTACAACTGTGGAACGAGGTACTGAGATTAGATCAGTTGAAGAGTTCTGTGAAAGTGCTGGAAAGCTCAGCATCAGACATAGCATTAAGCTTAGCAGTGTTCTTTGCATTTTGTGTTTTTAGTTTAGCTAGTTCAGCGTCTTTTTTAGCTATTTGTTTATCTATTTCTGCAATTTGTTTTTCAATTGCGTTATTTAACTTTAAAATAGAATCGTTTGAATCGTGTAACTTTTCTATTTGTTGCTCGTACTTTTTTTCTTGTTCTTTAAGAAGTCTTTCATATTCTTTTTTATATGAATTACTTAGAAACAAATATTGAAAAATAAGAACCCCCACTAGCAATAAAATAACTGCTGTTTGGGGGTTCGATTTAAACCACTTAAGCATTATCTAAGATTAGATACTTTGTCTTCAATTTCGATTTTTGCTTTTGACCAAGCCTCAGCGTATTTTTCTTTATCAAGAACGC